GATGCCGACCTGCGCGGTGCCAACCTGTGCGATGCCGACCTGCGCGGTGCCAACCTGCGCGATGCCGACCTGCGCGGCGCCGACCTGCGCGGTGCCAACCTGTGCGATGCCAAGGGATGTTATCTATCATGTCCGACTGAGGGTAGTTTCATCGGTTGGAAAAAAGCCTCTGGGCATATCGTAAAATTACGAATTCCGGAAGATGCACGGCGCAGTTCGGCAACGGGACACAAATGCCGTTGCGATAAAGCATACGTCATGGAGATTCAGAACATGGACGGCACCAAGGCAACTGAGGATACCGTTCGTTCCGACCATGACAAAAACTTCGTCTACACTGTCGGTGCTACTGTGGAAGTTCCGGATTTCGACGATAACAGGTGGAGCGAATGCGCACCGGGTATTCATTTCTTCATCGATCGCAGGGCAGCGGTGGAGTACTAATGACGCACGGTTCTCTATTCAGCGGCATCGGCGGCTTCGACCTGGCGGCGGCGTGGGCCGGCTGGACGAACGTCTTCAACTGCGAGATCGACCCGTTCTGTCGGCGCGTATTGAAGTATCATTTTCCCGAATCGGAACAATAAATAATTAAAATACGAATTTGAATACCTCAAAATAAGTTAGCTATGAAAAACAATCAGGTAAAAATCACTTTTCAGGACAATGAGCAGAAGGCTGTCGTCCAGATTACCCAGAATGGGAATGAAGTCTCCGTCTCCACCAAATTCACGCTGGAACTCGATATGGCCGGCCCGACCGATACCCCTGCATTGAACTGGGCCGCCGTATTTCTGGAAGCCATTAAGAGATTGGGAGAGTAATATGAAAAAGATTATGTTCAACGACCGCTACGGCTTGACGCAGGCGGTCATCGAGGGGCGAAAGACCATGACGAGGCGGCTGGTTCCGTGGGCCCTGAAACCCAGAGATGAAAAACGTTACACCCGTCCGGTCGGCGAGCGGTTCGTGTATGAAGGCGAGAATGTAGAGGTTGTAGGGTATGATCCGAATAAAGAGGGATGTGCATGTCGGGATTGTGCGCGTTTTGGCAATTGCTCTTACAACGAGATGACAGGCAGCTGTCGTTGGTACAAACGAGAGGATGAGATGGATGTAATATTCCGGAAAGTAGAACAGGTGGTAACTGTTTGATATAAAAAGAGGCGATCCCGAAGAATCACCCCTCACCCAAGAACAAAGGTAGTAATTAATTCGGGATTTGCAATGAACCATTTTATCTCAATTCAGGCCGCAGCCGATGAGTACGGCATTTCGACACGTTGGATATGGAAATCGATTCGAGTGGATCGAACACTCGGAGCAGTCGTCCGCAACGGGCGGATCTATCTGCGCCGCATCGAGTGGGAGGCATTTGTCGAACGGCATCCCCGACTGATCGAAGAGTGGCATGATTTACATGCACACCTACAATACCGCTATATCGGGCAATGAAAAAGAGCGAAAAGTTGAAAGAATCGTCTCCCCGATAGGCGATCTTTGCATATATGGGCAAGCTCACGATCAAACAGGAAAAGTTTTGCAATAAGTACCTCGAATGCGGTAATGCGTCCGAGGCATATCGCTATGCTTACAGATGTTCGAACATGAGCGATAACACGGTATGGAATAATGCCTATCTGCTATTACAAAACAGTGAGGTTGCAGCGAGGATCGAATATCTGAAAACTCACCTTGCCGAGGCTGCGGGCATCTCGGCCTTGCAGATCATCCGCGAGCACCAGAAGATCGCCTTTTCGGATGCGACCCGCATTCGTAACGGCTGGATGTCGCTTAAAGAGTTCGAGTCGCTTACGGACGACGAGAAGGCATGTATAAAGTCGATCAATACCAAACAGGTCAAACGGATCGCTTCGAATGGCGATGAGATTGTCGAGGAGTTCGTGAAGATCGAGTGCTACGACAAGCAGAAGAGTCTCGACAGCATCATGAACATGTTGGGTTACGCAGCGCCGAAGGAGGTGAAACTATCCGGAAAGATAGAAAATCCTGCCGTCGCTCCCGTCGTCATTCAAATAGACGCGGAGGATGCGTTGTCGATCGAAAAAACACCGCCTGCCGATGCATCGTCTGCCTGACATCCGCACCTATCGGGGGAAAGTGTATCGTTACCTCATGTATCGGTACATGCAGTACAGGGAACGGGATGCGGTGTTGAAGATTTTTAATGAAGGGTCGAGCCGTTCGGGGAAGACCTACGATGCCTTCGATTTTCTGTACGACATCTGTACGCTCGCACTATCCCCGCTCAATATCTTCGTATATCGAAATACGTTGCAGGCCTGCAAGGAGATCACCCTTGCCGATTTCCGCAAGAAACTGACCCTGCGCGGCGTCTACGATCCCGATGCGATGCGCAGCGAGAATCAACATCCCGACTACTATATCAACAACTCCGTGATCCATTTCCGCGGATTGGACAGAATGGATAGCCGTGAAGGATACGATTGCGACATCATCTACATCAACGAGATGCTGGACGACATCTCGAAGCAGCAGTACAAAAATATCACGATGCGCTGCACGACGATGGTCATCGGCGACTGGAATCCCAAATATACCGAACATTGGGCCTTCGAACTGGAAGGGCAGCCGCACACCTATTTTACGCACACGACATACAAAGACAATCCGTTCTGCCCGCCTGGGGTCATACGAGAAATCGAATCCTATGAACCTACACCGGCGAACATTGCTGCGGGCACGGCCGACGAGTGGCGATGGAAAGTCTATGGATTGGGAATCCGTGCAGCGAAAGAGGGTCTTGTCTATCCGAATATCGACTGGATCGATGAATTTCCGTCCGACCTGGAAAGGGTCGTGTTCGGCCTTGACTTCGGATTTACGAACGATCCTACGGCGCTCGTCCGTCTGGGGCTTCGGGGGCTTGATCTATACATGAAGGAAGAGTTTTATGCACCCTGCTCCGATCCGGCCTTGCTCTACGATGCGATCGAGGGGGTGGTCGGGCGGATGCCCATATTCGCCGACTCGGCGGACAAATACGCTAAAAATCCCGAATCGATGGTCGACGGCCTGCTGCTGCGCGGGCTCAGCGTGGTGAAGGCGAAGAAATATGCCGGTTCCGTAACGGACGGAATTCACATGGTCAAATCGTTCCGCCTCCATATCGTCCGCAGCCGTAATTTCCAAACCGAGGCCAATTCCTATGTGTGGGATTCGGTGAACGGCATTACGATCAACCAGCCGATCGACAAATTCAATCACTTGTGGGATGCGGCCCGATACGCTGTAATGGAGTATCTCTATTGGGTCTGCAACCGCCGAAAATGAAAAAACAGCGAAAAGTTCGGAGAACCCTCTTTTATCGCCCTTACATTTGCTTCAAAGGCTATGTGCAATGAGATTCAGCTTGAAGTGGCGAAGTAAGAGTCAGGACTTGACGACGAAATCGGAGTGCGGAACTCCGACAGCGGAGGAACAGCGGTTCGTCTCTGTGCGCGATTTTCTCTCGGCAATGGGATTGGGCAGCGGTAGTACGATCAACTGCGACACCGTTGCCGGACAGACTATCGCTTACGCTCGGTGCAGCGCGTTGTTTTCGGTCGTGACCAAGAAATCCGCGGCAATTCGCAACGCCCGCTGGTGGGCTGTCGATCCGTCGGACGACGCTCGCCAGGTCGCAGGTCGCACGGAGGAACTGAACAGGTGGAAGCATCCGAATGACTTTCAAACGATCGAAGATTTCACGGCGATGATCGAAGCCTTCAAGGATATTTACGGAAAAGCCTATATTCTTCGCTGGGAGCCGGTCGGTGTGCCCACGGCCTACGAACTCTACGTGATTCCGAATCCGCTTGTTCAGGAGGTGACGACCTCCGAATTCACCGGTTTCCGGCCCGATCCGCAGATCGATTATTATATGGTTTCGATCAACGATTATCAAATTCGTGTCGATCGGGATCAGATGTTCGTCGTGCGGGATTCGGCCTATAATTCGAATATCTTCGGAGCATCGCAGTCGCGTCTGTCAGCCTTGCAGAACGCCGTCAATCCTTTCGTGTCGTCATTCGAGGCGCAGAACGAACTCATCATCAACAGAGGGGCATTGGGTATCATCTCGTTGAACAGCGAGGATTTCCGGACATCCGTGTTGCCGGAGAACAAGGAGGATCGGGAGCAGGCACAAGCGGCCCTGCGGCGATACGGCGTGATGAAGGGCCAATATAAGTACATCGTGACCGGATTGAAGGCTGCTTTCGTGCAGATTTCGGCCAACATGAAGGACATGAATCTCACGGAGGTGCAGCGCAATGCCAAGAAGGAGATCGCCGATGCCTATCAAGTACCGTATGTACTGATCGACACCGAAGGGACGACCTATGCGAATCTTACGGCGGCCGAGGTCAAATTGTACAACGATGCGATCAAACCGGATGCAGAGCGAATATCGGAGGTATTGAACGCGGCGCACGGGTTCGACGGATTCCGCATCGTTCCCTATTTCGATCACCTGTCGATCTTCCAGGAAGCGAAGCGGCTGTATGCCGATTCGCTGACGGCGGCCGTGACGGCTGCCAGCAACGCGATCGCCTCCGGTCTCATTACCGAGCAACAGGGGAAAAACATCATTGCAAACATTCTGGAATAATGGACAAACTACTGTATAAAAAAGTCATGAACCGCGGCGGGGCTTTCAAGCAAGCGCCGATATTGAAGGCCGATGTCGTGGACGAAGAGAAACACATCATTCTCGTGAAGTTCTGTTCGTTCGGAACGGTCGATTCGGACGGCGACATGCTGATGAAGGGCTGCATCAGCAAGAGTATTCAGGAGCGCGGGCCGGCTTCTGCGACAAACCGGAAGATACAATTCCTGTGGCAGCACGAGACGAAGAACCCGATCGGCCGCCTCCTGTCGATCGAGGAGAAGGACGACGGCGGATACGCCACGGTGCAGCTCTCGGATTTCGATGCCGTGCCGGACGCTCGCCGCGCATGGGTGCAGATGCACGAAGGGGTGCTCAACCAGTTCTCGATAGGCTATCGGTATGTATGGGACAAATGCGATTACGATCCCGACCTCGACTGCCTGATCGTGAAGGAGATTATTCTGCACGAGATTTCGGTCGTCACCTTCGGCGCCAACGAGCACACGGAGTATATCGGCGACATGAAAGCCTTGGACGACATGGAACGATATGTCAAGGCATTACGGGAGACCGCGCCCGATGAATACGAAAAAGTACACAGCAGAATACTGTCGATGTTCAAAGCCGAGCCGGCCCGCGCGCCACTCACTTCACGCAGTTCGGTATTCGAAAAATTAGGTCAAATCAAAAACTGAAAAACATGGCATTCAAATTCAAGAAATTCGAACTGCCCGACAGCGGGGAGTTCTCGGATGTGGATCGCAAGGGCATGGAATTGCTCGGCAAGCACATCAACGACCAGCTCGAAATGCTGGCCGAGGGGATCAAATCGGAGGAAGAGATCGTCGAGTCGGTAAAATCGTCGCTCGGGAAACTGGGCGTGTCGGCCGAGAAGATCGAGGAGATCGAGAAGGCTCTCAAGGAGCAGGGGAGCGAGATCCGCCGTTCGATGAGCGGTAGCGCCGGAAAGGGCCGCACGATCCGCGAGCAGATCAAGGCGTTCCTTTCGGGCGACGAGGCGAAACGCGCTTTCGCGGAGAAACGCAATACGGCGCTCGAACTGGAGATCAAAGAGGATGCTACGACGATCACCGTGGCGGCCAATACCGCGGCGGTTGCAGCGCTCAACACCGAAGTAGACCGCACGATCCATTACGCGCCGAGCGAAGACACGCGCGTCGTAGAACGGTTGTTCAAGGGAGCTACCAACTCGCCCAATATCACTTGGGTGGATCGCGAGCCCGGCAACGGCGCTCCTGCATTCATCGCCGAGGGGGCCTTGAAGCCCGCTATGGACTGGTCGTATGTCCCTGAGACGTCGACGGCGAAGAAAGTGGCCGTATCGGCCAAAATCTCTTACGAGATGCGCGACGATTTCGACTATATGCAGTCGGAGATCGACAACATGCTGCGCACGTCGCTCGTTCAGGAACGCACGAAACAGCTGCTCACCGGTGACGGCACGGGCGTGAATCTCAAAGGCATCTTTACGGCTGCTGCTACCTATGCGACCACCGCGCTCGACGGGACGGTCGAAATGGCGAACAAGGCCGATGCGATCCGCGCAGCGATCCTCCAGATGCGGAACCTGAACTTCTATCCCGATGTGGTGATGCTCAATCCTTCGGATCGGGCCTCCATCGACCTGACGAAGGATTCGACGGGTCACTACATCTCGGACGAGCTGTTCCGGCTCATCCGCGGGGTGGAGATCGTGGAATCGACTTACGTCAAGGCCGGCGATTTCCTCGTTGCCGATACGAGCAAATGGAACGTTCGCCCGTACAAAGGCATTCGCATCGAATTCGGGTGGGTCGACGACGACTTCCAGAAGAATCTCTTCACGGTCATCTGCGAGGAGCGCTTGCACTCGTACTTCGCATCGGTCGATCAGGGGGCGTTCGTCAAAGGCACGTTCGCGACCATTATCGCCGCCTTGCAGAAACCGGCTGCCGAGCCTTCGGAGAAGGCAGCCTAAGTCAAACAAGTTAAACGAAAAAGAATATGGCAACGAAAGAAGAAAAGACCAATGTGGACTTCAACGATCGCGTGACGGTCTACGGAACCGGCGGCCCCGGCAATACGCTGGAGAAGGGCAAAGCCTATGAGGTGCATCCCGTACATGCCAAGACGCTCATCAAGTTGGGCCGCGCCACCGAGAAACGGTGAAGTAATTTCAGGACGCAGGGGTTTGATCGCCCCTGCGCCCGCTAAATACATTTTCCATGATTATCGACAATACCTATTTCGAAAAGGATCCGATCTACATCTCCGGCATCGCCAATCGGAAGGACGACAAGCCGACGGCGCTCGCTCAGGCACTCATCGATTCGGCGAACTCCTACATCGCCATTTACGAGCCGAGATTCCTCCGCAATCTGTTGGGTGAGGCACTGGCAGAGACGGCGGAGGAGAATCCGCAGATCGTTGCGCTGCTCAGAAACGAAGCGGTCAAGACCTCGCCCATTGCGAACTATGTCTATTTCTACTGGCTGCGCACGCATACTACGGTCGGCACACCGGCCGGCGAGAAGGTGCAGCGTGGGGAATATTCGGACGAAGCGAGTCCGCGCATCCGTGCCATAGAGGTTTGGAACGATATGGTGCGCCAATGCTGCGTCCTGCGGCCGAAGCTCGTCGAACTGGGGGCCGTGCCGGACTATTGTTCGGCAATTTTCGAACCCGCAAACTTATTCGGATTATGATCGTCAAATCGACCGATACCGTTCGGGACATCATCATCGGCAGGGCGGCATTGTTCAACCTCGAAAGCCGTCGGTTTGCAGAAGAGATCAAGAGACGGGCGGAACCGGAATGCTGCGTACTGCATCGGCGGTGGCTGCCGGACAGGCGTATTGCGGCCCGCGATCCGAAACACATGACGATGCGCGATCTGGCGGTGCTGAACGCGACGAACCGCTCCACCGATTACTTCGTCAACGTGTTGTCGCAAATGCTCGGCATCCCGAAAGAGAAGGTCGCGGATTTGCGGTTCATCCGTGCGTACCGCTACTTTCTGCACTGCATGGACACGCTCGCGGCCATCTCGAAGAGATTCGCCGATCTGAAAATCGAACCGACCGACGAGGAGCGGCAGGCGCAGATCGACCGCCCCGACCGAGGCATCGCCGCCGTGGTGCGCAAGTACGTGCAGATCATGAACGGCGCCGTATCGCCCGCGTCGGTCTACGGCATGGAGTGGAGCGTCGTCTACGAAGCCTTCGAGTCGACGACGAACGACGTGATCGAGCAGCGCAATCTCAGCAGGATACAAACCTCTAAAATCAAAAGAAGATGACCGACAACAAGGAATACGAGTACAGGGTCGTCGGGCAGACGCCGCCGGCCCGACGTATCGTGGGAGTGAAGATAAACTCGCTGAACGACCATATCGACAAGGCCGCCGGGGCGTGCGGCTTCGGTTCGTATATCTATGCCCGCCTTAAAGAGACGAACTACATCCTGGGGACGATCACGGAGTATCCGGTCGTCGTGCGGCAATTCTTCGAGACGATCACGCCGACGGATCTCGATGGCGTCTACAAGCGCGCCTCGAAGTTCCTCTTCTGCGGCGACCTCGGCGAAGCGGAACCCGATACCGCGACGCAGGTCATGCCGATCGTCGAGGAGATGATCGACCGCTCGGCGGAGTTTTTCGAGGCATTGCGGGATCGGGGAGTCGAGGTGCAGGTCACGAAGATCACCCCGTTCGCCGCCCGATTCGATCAGCTGGTCTGCGGAGTCGAATGCGAAGCGACGATGACCTATTCGACCTGCAACAATGGATAGGATCGACAAGATACTGCGCTATTTCGATCCGCAGCGATTCATCGAGGTGTGCGAAGCGCGGTTCGATACGCTGCGCACGCAGGTCGTGGCGAATCTGCAAACGAAGACGGGCAGCAGCGGAAAGCGGGTCAACAGCCTCGGCGTGCCGGAGTGGGCCACGGGTGCTACGGCGGCATCGCTCCAAACGCAGGTCGAACAGAACGACGACGGTTTCGAAGCGGCGTTCGTCGGCCGGCAGGGGATCGCCGGCGTCGACGAGGGACGTTCTGCGGGCGATGTGCAGGCGCAATACGCCTCCTTCGATGCTTTTCTCCTTGCGATCGAACGATGGGCGCAGGCCAAAGAGGGGCTCTACGGCATCGAGGAGATCGACGCCTACGCCGTGGCGGCGAACGTATGGAGCAAGGGCACGGTGCTCTACCGCGAGGGCGGCGGTACGGAGATTCTGTTCGACCTGTTGCAGCCGGCCGTGGACGACATCGACCGGCAACTCTCCGAGCAGCTCGACCGCAGCGTGTTTACGATGTTGAATGAAACAATCAGTGATTATGCCTAAATATAGATTAACCCCCGCCATTTCGCTGGCGAGAAACTACAATACGGTCGGAGTCAGCGAAGCGCCGACATACAATGCGGCCGTTGTCAAAGTCGGCGGCTATACGTTGGTGCGTTCGATCATCAACGGTTCGGCCGTATTCCCGATGGACGATCTGTTCGAAATCATCGCACAGGACGGGAATGCGCAAACGACGATCAGCCTCGAAGTAGACGGGCAGGCGATCGCCTCGTCGCCGCTCTATCTGCTCAAAGGGGCGTCGGCGCGCGCGATGACGAACAATGCGCAGGCCGATACCCCGATCAGCTGGCCCCAGCCGTCGAAGATCGTGGTCTTTCCGGCGTTCGATTACAGCGAGCAGATTCTCGTCAACTCCTATACGGGCGCCATGCAGGACTTCGCTTTCACCGATGCCGACAGCGGCCGGCGGGAGGTCTATTCGCGTGTCGATCCCGTGTTCTCCCTTCCGATGACCTTCTTCCGCGAATTCGGAGGCGGCGAGCGGCAGTTGATCGTCTCGACGGGCGGCACGACCGGTGCCGTGAAGGGCGCGCGTCTGACGGTCGTGGTGAATCCTTGCGACAGCGGATCGTTCGTGCGCTGGCGCGATGCAACGGGATTGATGCGTTACTTTCTCTGGCATCCGACCGAGCGCGTCGACGACGTATCCGAAGACGAGACCTTCGAAACGCTCTCCGAGAAACTGACACCCGAACGCCACCGCACGATCACGGCGACCACGACCCATACGCTCCATAGCGGACTGGTCGACCGCGAACTGTTCGACCTGTGCGCATCGATTCTCTCCGGACGTGAGGTGCAGCTGTACGACGCCCGGCGGAAGGTGTGGATCGACGCCTATGTCGAAGACGGCGACATCTCGCGGACGAATGCCTGCATGCAGGACTGCGCGGTAGAACTTTCGATAAAGCACTTGACGCTATGACGAAGGAACTCTACATAAACGGTCAGTTGTGCGATCTGGAAGATACGCCGTCGCTGATCTTCCAGTCGCCGGTCTTCAACGATCTCGACGTGATCCAGAGCAACCGCAGCGCGGAGATCAATCTGCCGCTGACGCCCCGCAACCGCAAGGCCTTCGGTCTGATCGACCGCATCGACATCTTGGACGATTCGGCGGTATACGGGAAGCATTCGGCAGCGTACTACCTCGGCGGCTTTCCGATCTTCACGCGGGGGTATGCGATGGTTACGGACGTAACCGACACGATCAACATCACACTCGTGTGGGGCAACATCGACAACTTCCAGCCGTTGTTCGACGCTTCGCTGCGCGATCTGCGCGAGCAGATCATCGAGGTGGCGGGAGCGGATTATGTCGAGTGGAATGAGAATACAAAATATGTAGATCCAGATGAAACGACATTGGCAGGATTTATCCAGATTGATTTCGGGGCAGGACGTAATATCAATTATTCGCATCCGTCCGTACAAGTATCCGCGATCTTGGATGCCATACAGAAATATCACGGTATCACGATAGAGAATATAACCCGTTTGAGCCAAACCAGCGACAAACATCCGATGATCGTTCCGCTCGTGTCGAAAAACTCGGGGCCCGATAGTTGGTATTCGGATCGGTTCGAGGCAAGTTCCGCGCATTATGGTAATTCCGGTTCCAGTAATACCGCGTTAAAATTTAGAGAAATAGTATCCGACAAGCGGTCCATTTTGACAGACCAGAATTATGCGATCGATGTCTCGTCCACCAAGACTATTGATGTATCCATCATTAGCTATTCATCCGCCGTCTTTTTCCCCGGTATGCGGGCAGCGTCGGCATCGCCGACGTTAAAACTTAGAGGAGACTCGGGAAATGGGACATCGGAAGTGTTACTATCGGTGGAAGGTATCGACACGGGGTCCGGGATTCGTTTCGGCGTGAAACCCGATCTATTTAATAATGTCGAGGTAAATGTCGAAGACTACGATACAGTTCGATGGATTCTAAGTAACGCCGTCACAATTGACGCAACGACAAGTGATGAGTTTACAGTTGCAGCGAAATTTATTATCACGCCCCATTTCGACGACATCCAATTCCCCTCTCCGTTTCCGATAGCCGAGAACCTGCCGGATATGACGCACGCGGAGTTCCTGTCGGCATTGATGACAATGGCCGGACTTTTCGCCTATCCGGACAGTTCGGATAGCAATACGATCCGCATGATGTCGCCCGATCAGTTCTATAATTCGACGGAGACGATCGACTACGACTACCGCATCGTCGGCTCGGGAGACAACCGGACGCCGAACACGCAGACCGACAGACGAATCGTCGACAGTCATCTCGACGCAACGATTCAGGATTGGAGCCGCAAAGTGATTCTGAACGATCGGGGCGAAATCTGGCGGCCGGAGGGGACGGAGTTCACGATGGGGGATTATGCCCAGACCAACACGCTCGACTACGACAACGACGAGGATGCCGAGATGTTGAACACGCAGGGTATCATCTCCATCGACAACGAGAACATCGAGCGGGAGAATGAATTGGTATCGTTGGATTTCTCGGCTTCGGCCAATAGAGCAGGTTGGAATACGGATCACTCCGAGTGGCCATTCGCTTTTGTGCCTTGCTATGAGGAACAGACAGTCAACGGAGCAAAGGAGGTAAATTACTCTGCTCCTTCTGCCCGTATTCTTGCCGATGTGAATACGACGATTGAAGACGGAAACGGTACGGTAGGTCGTTACAGGCACGGCCTATTCCCCCGCACGATGTATTTCGGCGGGTCGGAGGGTATCGTGGCGAAACGGTATGCAGACTACCAGCGGATCCTGAAAAAGTTCCGCATGATTACGGTCTACGTCAAACTGAGCGTGGCCGACATCTGCAATCTCGACTATACGCGGCGGGTTTACCTCGACGTGTACGGATGCTATTTCGCCATCTACTCCGTCACGACCGGTGAGGACGGTATATGCGAGTGCAAATTGATTAAACTGTAAAAAATAGAATAGCAATGATTAAAATACCGATAAGAGTAATCACGATGCCTACTATGAGATCGCCGGATCCATCTTTTTCTTTAAAAGGAAGGTTTATATTCTCATTTTCATCTGATTTCAGAAAATGTTCCGTAAGTCGCCGTACATCGTTCGTCATTCCCCAGAGTTTGAAGAAAAGAACGATTTGCAGAATGCCGAATATCAGCATTACGATTCCGATGATTGCATAGATGTCAGCCATGATGATTTGAGATTTGGTTGAGAACAAAGATACGCAAAAACAAGAAACTGTAAAATTATGGCTACACAAGATTCGATCGATAAGATTATTAATATTCGCTTCAATTATAAGGAACTCGTTCAGGGTTGGGTAAAAGCCAACGAAGCGATTGAAGACAATAAGAAGATTTTGGCCGACCTCAAAAAAGAGTACGAGACCGGCCAGATTTCGCTGTCCGATTATAAAAAGGCACAATTAGAATTGAAGTCTACCACAAAAGCCTTGACGGATGAACAAAGACAGTATGAAAAAGAGATTCAAAATAACATTAAGGTCGAAAAAGAGCTTGACGGGTCTTTGAATCAACTACGCGCGAATCTGAACGGCCTTATTGCGCAGTATGGAAGGTTATCAGCCGCCGAACGCGAAAGCGCCAGCGGGAAAGCGTTGGTAGATCATATCAAAGCGCAGCGTGACGCCGTTAAAGAGGCGGAGGCCGCAATCGGCGATTATCGTTCGAATGTCGGCAATTATGAGAATGCCATTCAGAACACGCTTCCTGTTGGAAACAATTTCTTGCTACAACTTGCGCAAACGGCTCAAAATGCGGGAGGCATTACGAATGTCATTAAGGGTGCAGCAGGTGCCATTGGGTCTCTTGTTAAACAGATGGCGGCATTCATTGCTACACCTATCGGAGCTGCTATTGCTGCTATCTATGCCAGCTATCAGGCGCTATCGTTTTCCATTCGGGAAGTAAATGCCCGTATTCAGGAGAACGAGGAACTGTTTTACAAAAATCAGAAGGCGATGTCCGCAGCCGATGCGTGGAATGCGGCCTACACCAATTCGATTGACAGGATGGGCGAAGCGACGGTAGAAACGACATCGAAATTAAAACTTTTCTGGACGCAGTTAAAAATCCTTGCGAAAGATATAATGCACTCGGGGTTTATAGGTGGTTTTATTAGCTTCTGGGGGCAAGGTGTTGAAGCCGATAAATTACAGAAAACATTCAACGAGTTAGCCGCTAAACAGGAAGAACGAAACACCAAATACAGGGAAGGCGTCGTAAGGATTGCAGAACTCGAAGCGGAAATAGCGGATGCGCGACTGAAATCGAACGATAAATTGAAAAACTCGGATGCGGAACGTGCAAAATATGCACAGGAAGCAATAGACAAGACGCGGGAAATGTTCAGAATCAAAAAGGACATCGCCCAGTTGGATCTCGAGATCGCGAAATTAAGTGCCGAACCGACTAAGAATTCAGTTGGGACAAACGACAAACTTGCAGAAATGGAAGCGGGGTTAAAACGGCTAGATGCTCAGGAAAAATCCGCTCTGCGGGAATTGCAAGAACGTCTGAATGAAACCGATGCAAAAGCAACCCAAACTGCCAAAACCCGCGCCAAATCCATCAAGGAAGCGAAAGATGCGGCCCTCAAAGCGGAGAAGGATTATTTCCAACTCGTCCAGCAGATGCGTACCAAGACGAAAGAGAGCGAGTTAAAAAGCATTTCGGAGCAAAACTCGGTTGCGAAAAAATCGGCAGAAAAGCGAATCGGCGAGATCGACATCCTGCTGAAAACCGCCGAAGGAGAGCAGGCGGCGTGGCTCCTTCAAGAGAAAGAGACGCTGAACAAACGGATATTGGCTCTGGACGAAAAGTATCAGAAAGACCGAATATCCGTCGAGGCAAAATACAGCGAGGAGGCGTTGCGCAAGGAGTTGGCGCGTGAGGAGGCGCGCATCAGGGCCCGCCTCGGTATGGATGCCCAGATGGACGCCCTGGCTCGTGCGCAAGTCAAGAACGAGAACTATTCCGACCTGAAAAGCGAGGATAATGGGAAACGTCTCTCCGCGCAGCGGGCGATCGCGCAGGAGGAGCTTCGCATCGCTATGGATAAATACCAGGCACTGCTGAGTATGGACGAATCAACGAAAGAATCTCTGTATGATTCGGATGTTGCATACCAGACGGCCGTTCTCAATGGTGAAATGGCGGTTCAGGATGCGAAATTGGAGACGGCAAGAATTACCAAAGAGCAGGCCGAATATCAGCTAAACACCACATTGACGGCGATGTCGACGATCAGCGGTGCGGCAGCCAATCTGTTCAATACGCTGGCCGAAGATAATGCGGAGTTTGCCGAGTTCGCAAAACTGCTGGCGCTGTTCAATATCGGTGTCAATACGGCGTTGGCGATCTCCGAAGCGATTGCAGGCAATGCCGCGCGGCCGATCAAAATGGCGGCTGCGATTGCGGCTGTCCTTTCCGCTATTGCGCAGGCGTACCAAGTTTTGAACCAAGCCGAGAAACCGGCTACGCCGAAATTTGCCCGCGGCGGTCTTGTGACCGGCCCCGGCACGGGTACGAGCGACAGCATCCCTGCGCGGCTGTCCAACGGCGAGGCCGTGATGACGGCCCGTGCGGTCGTGGATTGGGGGCCGGTGCTCTCGATGATGAATGTGTCGAGCGGCGGCAACGCCATTCCGACGCGGCATCTTCCGGAGAAGAGTTCGGGGATGCGTCAGATGGAACAGATGTTCGAGCGCGTGATGCGCCGACTTCCGAACCCTGTCGTGACGGTCAGGGATATAAACAACGGTCAGCGGCGGGTCAAGGTGCAGGATGAGACGGCGCGCTACGCCGGACGCAAAAGGTAAAAAAACAGCGAAAAGTTCGGAGGAACCCTTCCTGCGTATCCTATATTTGCTTCAAACACGAATTAACCCTTTTATAATAAATTAAAAAAACAATGGCAGAATGTATCAATGATCTGGCAGGCGATATCCTGCAAGATTGCAACACGGTCTATGGGGTGGGCGTCGAGAAGATTGCCTATCTTATCAAGAAGTCCGATCTGGACGAATCGGCGACGACCTACACCAAACCGAAGATCACCAAAATCGCACTCAAATCCGGCAAGAGGGCCTATCGGTTCTCGATTCCCTCCAAAACGCCCTACAACGGGCTGATCTACGAGGATCAGAACGCCGAAATCGGCATCGCCATCAACAAGACGCTGCCGCTGCGTATGCTGGCCGACAGCCCCGCGAACTCGCAGAACATCGAGGCGTTCAAGAACGAGGACTGGGTCGCTATCTACGAGAACAAGGCGAAGGGTGCGGACGGCAGCCAGGCGTTCTGTGTGATCGGCTACGAACAGGGCGCATCGATGCAGAACGTGACGCTCGACAAGTACGGCGACGGCTACAACGGAGGTTGGGGCGGCGACCTGATCGAGCAGAACGCACCGACGCCGCAGATCTTCTTCAACGCCGGCGGTATCGACGCTTCTCGCGCCGCGCTGGAAGCATTGTGTACTCCGGCCGAATAGGGGGTATGCAACCGTTGGACTGGTACATGGAGAGGTGCGCATCGGGCACCTCTCTGTGCATGGAAGAGAAGAAGCGGATCGAATCGGATTATCGGGAAGTGTTCGGGCGTCCGATGCTTTCCGATTTCAGCGGCCGGTGTCCCAACCGCTTCCGTGATGCGGCCGCGATGATCGCCTCCTATTTGCAGAAGGAGCAGAAAGGCGCAAACGGCGGTTACATGCTCAAATCCGGCATCGTGATCCGCTATCGCGGAAAACTCTACACACACTTGAATCTGACGGCCGCAGCGGCTCGGCATCATCTCAGACAACATCCGTCCAACGTACACGATTTCCTGCGTCTGGGCGATCTACCCAAAACCGAATGACACTATGGCAAATTATAAGATCAAAGACTTACAGCAAGCTCAGACCCTGAACGGTGCGGTTGCGTTAGAGATTCAGGACGGGGATAGCACATCCACCTTCGCCACGCTCGACCAGATCGCCGAGTTTCTGGGGAACACAACCCCTGTGGTGTTGTTGACCAAAGCCGGCCCCATAGACGACAGCTATCTGCCCGATATGTCTGCCTCTGAAATCGCGGCAGCATACGATCGGATCGTTGCGGATCCGATTCACACGGTACCTGTTGTCAGGATTCCCGATAACGGAGGACAATACCTCGTACCGTCAGGATATGGAGTGCATGCCGATACGAAGGCCGTCATCGGATATTATGCATCGCAGACATACGTGCTCCCGTCCAGTCTTACGTTGACATCGGAAACATTTACCTTATCGAGACTGCCGTATACGGCATCATCGATGGAGTGGGCCGATCTGCTCAATAACACGGCCCTTCCCTCCGGTTATCTTGGCATCGATAGCGACAGTACGAGCGAAGAGATCAGTGCGGCCGTCGGGGGTGTAGACGCATTCAGCAAGTTATGCTCGAAGTTGCTCAGGCGAAACTGTATCGTCGTTGTGTCGACCGATCCCGCTGCGGCGAACAGGAGTGCATCTATTCCTGTGATAGTAGATGTAAATAGGAGTGTTGGTCTGCCACTGAAAATAACACTCGAAATCGAATATATATCTTCGGGGGAATACATTGCATTGACCATTACAGAGTCAGGAGGCACCTTTTCGGCGATGCGTACCTCTGTGTCCGTATCGGATATTCCCGATGCACTCGCCGGCAAAGCCGACCTCGACCCCACGACGGGCTTCGTCGAGTCGTCGCAGATAGCCCCTTTGCAGGGGCGTCAGACGGGCGTAAATACCTCGGATGGATATTTTTCGTCAGACGCTCCGGCATTGTTGTTCGAAGGGGATCGGACACATGAAATGTGTTTCACGACAGGAGATGACGTAACTACGGATCAAAGGCTATTTACGACTGCAAGGGGCTCCCAAAGCAACGTTCAACTGTTCGTCTCTAATGGATCGATGTATGCGTACATAGGGTCACAGTTAATGAATGCGGGTCGGGTGTCTCCTGAAACATCATACCATGTGCTACTGTCGGTGGATGTTGCGAATACAACGGGGAAAGTATATGTAAATGGAGTCCTGACAAATCAGACATCTGTTTTTCCCAATTATCAAAATGCGAATGTGTATATCGTCGGCCGGCTTACCTCGGCTTACATTTTCAAAGGAATTGTCCGTTTTCATCGCATCTTCAACTACGCCCTTACGGCCTCGGAGGTCGTCACGCTGTGGAACGGCGGCGAACCCGAACGGTATATGCTGCCTCTGTCGGGTGAGATGCGCACCGGACTTGTCGCCGAATACATCGCCGCAGGTTTGTTGGCAGACAAGTGGCGCGACACGTCGGGCGCGGGCCTCGATCTGCCGTATGTTCCGACCGCAACGGGCGGCACGGCAGAACTGTCGTATCAAAGTGTCCCGAATCAAGGCGAAATAGTCATAGACAGCGGTATATTCTTTACCGATATTGCCGAAGGAACAGCCAATAAACGGATCGACGTACCGAGAGGATATGTGGCTCTGGCCGTGGCCGTTTATAATTACAATGCGTCTGCATTGACAAATGTCATCGTGCAAAACTGGACGGATGAACGGGCGTTCATATACGGCGCGACGGTCTATAACGCACGAGCCGTGTATTCAGTCTCTGCCGCCGGTAACAAATCCGTATATAATGGGACAGGTATTACGATAGACCCTACTGTCCAATATCTTAAAGTTATGGCGACAGGAAATACGACGTCCGGAGGTATGCGAGTAAGAGTAATATGTAAATATTTAGGGGTATGAGAAAGAAGATCGATTTCCCGCCTTATAGCGAGGCGGAAGCGATGCAAATCGTGGAGGACGGCAGCGTCCTGTGCAACCTGTACGGGGGAAAGATTACCGATGAACGGGGATTGGAAAAATGGAACTACACAGATTCCGGCATTCTGTTTCCGCCCGATTCGGAAATTCTGTCGCTGACAGACGACGAACGCCGGCAGATAGAAGAGGAGTACAACCGAAACGAGATGACCCTCGCCGAGCTCGAAGCCGAGCGGATGGCGCAGCGCGAAGAGGTGGAATCACTGCATGTACACGACGCCTAACCTTTGAAATCGCTATGGAATATCTCCCCGCAATCATCAGTGCCCTCGGGACTATTATCGCTGCGTGGTTCGCCTATAACCAGTACAGCAAAAACAAGCTGACCGACCTGAAAATCGAGAAGTTCAAAAAGGACGAAGAGACGAAAAGCATCCGTCGGGCCGACAATTCGTCTATCGTGTACGGTGAGTTGTGGAGCGTCCTGCACGAGCTGGATGCCGATCGGGTCTATATCGTACAGCCGCATCCGCTCGGCAACGAAAGCCTGCTGTCCGTCTATTACGAGGTCAAGCGCAAAGGGGTGGAACCGATGAAACCGCACATGCAGGGCCTTCCGATTTCGGAGGTGCCGAAGTTCAGCAGCGATCTGGTGAAGAACCTCTTCCTCTACATCACGGACATCGACGAGCAGGTGAACGACAAATATGCGAAGTCCATCCTTTCGAGTTACGGATGTCGGGCGGCCATCATCAAAC